TGACTAAGGTCTATGCACAAGAAGCGCCTCTCTACTCCACCCATCTTGGGGTGGCAGGTCGTGTTGACTGTGTTGGTATCTTTGATGGTAAACTATCCATCATCGACTACAAGACCTCTATGAAACCCAAACGACTTGATTGGATTAAGAACTACTTCATGCAAGAGTCTGCCTACGCAATCATGTGGGAAGAACGTACAGGTATGCCTATCACACAGTTGGTGACTATCATCTCTGTGGATAATGCAGAACCCCAAGTGTTTATCGAACACCGTGACAATTGGGTGCGTCCTTTGCGTGATACAATTGCACAGTATAATGAGGAAAATTCGACTATCCAATTCTTATAAATAGTGTTATAATTTAATTTTCAACACTAATGGGTAATCGAATGTTAAAGTTTTCAACCTTCCTGTCAGAGTCATCTCTCACTTTCGGTGAGATCACTCGTGATGACAGGGCGTTTCGTTTGGACTTGTTCCTGCGTAAGTACAAGGGCAATGAACCGTTTGATCTGACAGACGGTAGTCAGGTTGTCCTGAAGTACAACGCAGAGATTGAGAAGTCACTCAAGGCCAAAGACGCCAAGACTGCGAACTCTATTGGTTTGGAAACAAATGCGGGTGAGAAGATCGCCTTCGGTAAACTGGCCAAGTCTGCAGAGTTTGGTGGTGGACGTGGTTCGGGTGGCGGATCAGACAATACCCGTGCAACCGAATCCGCTCAGTGTGTCTACCTACAGTGTATCTGGGATGACCCCCAAACCAAATTCACTCCCGATGATATTCGCAACGCATACAAAAAGACTCACGTTGATGCCTCTATGGATGAGGTTCTACTTGGGGATGAGACTTGGATTTCCACATCTATTGACGCTGCACGTCTTATCCACAAGGTACTGAAGAGAAAGAAATACAGTTTCCATCGTGGGTCGAGTTGGGTCGATGCACTTGAGTCCAAGTTCAAAGAGGTCAATAAGAATGATGGTCGTCCTTTCGCAAACGTCAACAAGTGGACTCCTGCAGACATCTGGATGGTTGCAGAAGGGGCGGAAGGTAGATATGATATTCAGGGTGCGGAGTCCATCCAGTACCTCAATAACGAATTGATGAAAGCCTATGCAGAGAGGGACATTATCGGTGTCTCTCTAAAACAAACTGGCAAGAAACCAAGACTGGTTCAGGTCAACTACAAGGCTCCTTTCAAAGCTCCCAAGTTCACAAGAGTAACCTACGGTAAACGTGACTTCTTTAAATCGAAGGACGGTTATCTCTTTGGTGCGGGTGGTGTTGAAATGCAATTCCGTACCTATCCCACATTCCAGACTGAGGTAATTGGTAAGAACGCAAAACACGGTAAGGTCTCGCATGGTGGTATCGACGCTGCACTCTATGCGACAACTCGTGATAAGACCGAGAACCGTAAACAACTAGAAGCCTATATCAAGAAAGACCGTGAGGGATTCCTTGACAAGTTCTATGGATTCTATACCTCTGCGGTACAAAATCCGGTAGACCGCCAGAAGTTCGGTGAAGAACTGGCGAGTAAGAATGTAGAGTGGTTGGTATCGAAATATTATGTCACATCTATTTTTGTGATGATCAGGGGACGTGAACAGGACTTCATGAGTTATCTGTATCGTGTCGCAAAGTCAGAATCACCGCTCTCTGCGGTTCACTTAAAGGTAATGTAACATGGCTATATCTCATTATATGGAGGGAGACCTCTCACTCAATATTGCACGTGGTATTGTTCTCAATGCAAGCGCAGAACATAAATTTGGGGCGGTTCCCGCAATGTCAACCGGAGAAACCGGAACGATATGGGATATCAATGACACCCCATATCCTTGGACTGCATTTGATACTGCCGGAGTGTTAACCATTCCTCCAGTAAATGTTGCTGATAATGGCGGAACCGTAACCGTATTTGGTTTAGACGCAAATTACGAACCACAGACCGAATCTTTTGTTGTGTCAAATACACTAACAACTACCGGAACCAAAACCTTTAAACGAGTACATCGTGCATACTATACTGATGGTATCACTAATGTCGGTGCTATTGACATTCAACGTGGCGGTACAACTGTTGCAAGAATTTCAGTTGGTAAAGCTCAAACTCTTATGGCAGTCTATACAGTACCCTATGGATATACAGCATACTTGTCTACAGGTACCATGTCTATCGAGAAAGGTGGTGATGCGAGTGGTAACTTTTTTGTTCGGTATTTCGGTCAATCATCCTTTCGAATAGCACATTCATTCGAAGTTGGAGATGGTTCACAATACAAGTATAATTTCGCAGTACCTTTGGCACTTCCTGCGAAAACTGACATCGATGTAAGGTGTACTATGAAGACTAACAATTCTCGTGCTTCTGCTGCGTTCGACATGATTCTAATTAAGGATTAATTCTATTATGAATTTTTTAGAGTTTATCACAGAACAGAAAAATACTCACATGACCCATATTGAGGACAAGGTTCTCTATGGGGGTGTCAAGGGTACACGAGAAGCAATCTTTGCCTTGCGTGAGTTACGTGACATGTTGTCAGGTAAACACGAGGGGAAAGTTTCTGTTAAGTGGGACGGTGCGCCTGCAATCTTCTGTGGTCAAGACCCCCGAGACGGTAAGTTCTTTGTCGCCAAGAAAGGTATCTTTGCGAAGAGTCCCAAGGTCTACAAGACAGATGCAGAGATCGATGCGGACATGTCAGGTGACCTCGCAGACAAGATGAAGGCTGCATTGCAATACTTACCCGCATTGGGAATCAAGGGTGTCATTCAGGGAGACTTCCTGTTTGGGCCTGGCGATCTACAGAGAAAGAAAATAGACGGAGAGTCCTATGTTACGTTTCATCCTAATACTATTGTATATGCTGTTCCCGTTAAAATGGCTTCTGATATTCTGAAAGCGAAGATCGGTATTGTATGGCACACCACCTACACGGGTAATGACTTCGAATCCATGAAGGCATCCTATGGTGTGAACGTGTCCAAGTTCAAGAAGTCTACTGCAGTCTGGTCTCAGGATGCGATGTTACGAGACGTTACCAAGGCAACCATGTCTGCGAGTGACACCGAAGAAGTTAATGGATACCTAAGTACTGCAGGCAAATTGTTCAATAAGATTGCCGGATCGACCCTTCGTGAGTTAGAATCAAAACAACACATTGCACAACTGATCGAACAGTACAACAACACTTTTGTGCGGCAAAATCAAGTGATTGGCGACACTAATCTGCACGTAAGAGGGTTGATCAAGTGGATCAACGATAAGTTCCAGAAAGAGGCTGACAAACGTTCTACTGAAAAGGGTAAGGCAACACAGTATACAAAACGAGACGAAATCCTAGAATTCTTCTCACCCAAGAACCGTAAGTCTCTGGTTAATATGTTTGATTTGCAAAAAAGTATCGTACTTGCGAAGTTAAAACTTATAAATAAACTTGATAGTTTAAAGAAGATTGATACTTTTGTTAAGACCAAACAGGGGTATAAAGTAACCGGAGAAGAAGGTTACGTTGCAATCGATAAACTTGGTGGTGATGCGGTGAAACTTGTTGATCGTATGGAATTCTCATACAACAACTTTTCACCAGATATACTTAAGGGATGGGATAAACCAACGAGAAACTAGAATGTCTAAACCGTTACGATTTAAAGATTTTGTAAGCGTAGATTACACTCAGTCGGGTGATGATCAACTTGCAAATCAATCAAAGAAAAGAAAAGAACACATCCCCACAGGTAACACTGGCGAGGCGTTAGACTTTACTGCTCGTCGGAAACTTGCTCGTTCCATGAAAAAGAATAAAGCAAAGATTGCGATTGGTCGTAAGAGGGCCGCACGTAAGTTTGCAGACATGGACAAACTCAAGAAACGTGCACAGAAACAGGCACGTATGACATTCTTTAAGAAAATCACCAAAGGCATGTCCAAGGACGAACTCTCCTTCGCACGTAGACAGGATATTGAGAAACGTCTAGATAAGATGAAACCTAAGATTGATAAACTAGCTCGCAAACTTCTTCCTAAAGTTCGCCAGCAAGAAAAAGACCGTAAGCGTGGCGGAAACGATGATGATTAAGAATTTTTCACAATACCTGATCGAAGAAGAAAGAGAAGTTTATTTTACCTTTGGTAGAATGAACCCACCTACTATTGGTCACGGTAAAGTGATGGACACCCTTTCAACCAAGTCTGGAAAAGCAGACTATAAGGTGTATGTGTCCCAACAGAGTAATCCGAAGAAAGACCCTCTCTCGTATTCAGACAAAGTAAAACACATTCGTAAGATGTTTCCAAAACATGCACGTAATGTGATGATCGACAAGAACATCAAGAACGTCTTCGATGTCGCTTCCCGTCTGTACGATCAGGGTTACAAGAGAATCACGATGGTGGTTGGAGAAGACCGCATTCGTGAGTTTGACGTGTTGTTGAACAAGTACAACGGTGTCAAGGCTCGTCACGGATTCTACAACTTTGAGAACATTAATGTAGTCTCTGCTGGTAAACGTGATCCCGATGCAGAGGGTGTTGAAGGTATGTCCGCATCGAAGCAACGTGAGAATGCGAAGAACAATGACTTCGTTACGTTCGCTCAGGGTGTACCCAAAACAATGTCTGACAAGGATGCACGTAAACTCTTTAACGATGTGCGTAAGGGAATGGGTCTCAAAGAAGAGCGTTCTTTCAAGAACCACATCGAACTTATGCCTGTTTCTGAAACAAGAGAACAGTACGTACAAGGGGAACTGTATGGGCTCGGTGATACAGTCGTTATCAAAGAGACTGAAGAAGTGGGTACAGTCTCGTTGCTCGGGGCAAATTACGTTATCGTCGAACGCTCAGATGGCACTCGACTACGCAAATGGCTCGATGCAATCGAACTCGTTGAAAGACAAGACCCCGACATCAAAGACAGAGAGGGAACCCAACCCGCACGATACCACTCTGGACTGAAGAAGTCCACCAAGGTTTCACGAGACGCTCACTTCAAGAAGCACGGTAAGAAGGCAGACGATGATGACTCTGCATACAAACCTGCGCCTGGCGATAAGACTGCAAAGACTAAACCTTCCAAGTACACCAAACAGTTCAAGGACATGTTTGATGAAAACGTAACCAAACAGGTAAAGGAAGAAATGGAGATTACCTTTGAAGGTATCTTTGCTCGTTCGGATGGTAGTCCGGAAACCACCGCTCAAATGATTTCACGTTGGGCATCCAGAACCACCAAGAAAAAACAGTACGATCAGGTTGCAAAATACATCCGTAAAGAGATGGAGAAGGATAAGGGTAAAAAGCATAGTGCAGAATATCATGCAGCTGAGGCTATTCGCAAATTTAACCTCAAGGGGTTTGATGACAGGGCACTTGCTCAGATCGTGAGAAACGAACAGACCGAAGAGACTGATCCTGTCAAGTCTGCACAGGATTCTATCGCTCGTGAGAAAGAACAAGACAAAAAGAAACATGACAAGATTCTTGACCGTGCAAGACTTGCACGTGCAAAACAAAAGAATAGGGAAACGAAATGAAGCGTTATGCACTCTGGGATAATCTGGGAAACCTAGAAGAGGGGCCTGATGGACTCGCTGCAAAAGCGAAGAAGTCGGGTATCTCCGTTGATACCTTGAAGAAGGTATACAACCGTGGGGTTGCCGCATGGAAGACCGGACATAGACCAGGCACTACTCCCCAACAGTGGGGTATGGCAAGAGTGAATGCGTTCATCGTTAAAAAGAAAAAAGGCAATCTGAACCACGACAAGGATCTTGCATAAATGAAAACGTTAAAAGAATTACGTGAGAAGTCAGTCTCACAAGCCCAACAAAAGATGATGGGTATGGCACTCGCATACAAGCGTGGTGAGATGGACGATGCGTCACCCGAAGTCAAGAAGATGGCAAACTCTATGTCTACGAAAGACCTAGAAGACTTCGCAAAGACCAAACACAAAGGTCTACCTGCGAAGAAAGTTGCAGAGGGTTTCACTCCTAAAGAAATCAAGATGGCAATCGGTGTTGCATCTGATAAACGATATGCGGATGGTAACTACACTGGTGCGGTCAAGGCTATCGAAAAGATCAAGAAGGGTCTATCTAAACATAGTCAAGTAGCGGCAGTTCTCAAGAGACAGAACGAGTCAACAGAACTTGTTTCTGAAGCAATTGATTTCTTCAAGGTCGCAAAAGCATTCGATGACTATGCGAAGAAGCATGGTGGTATCGATAAGTCATCCTTCATGAAGGTCGGTCAGTTTGTTCGTCAACTTGGTAAAGAGTCAGACGTAAACAAGCAGGACAAGACTTTCATGGCGATGAAGAAGTTTATTGGTGCAATGGACACTGACCCCCGTGATGGTGTGATCCAAATCCTCCAGAAGCATGGTATGTGGAAGAATGGTCGAATCATGCGTGAGTATCACGCTCAGAAGGAAGGAGTTGATTTCTTCGCACTGAGAGAAAAGAAAGACTCGTACCCTCTCTACCACAAGACTTATTCAGGTGCAATGGCTGCCGCATATGAGTATGCGAAGAAGAAGGGTTACGAAGTAGACCCCGACGATATTGATCGTAAGGTTGCAACTGGCCCTCGCAAACCGTCCAACGGTAAGACCAACAGTTTCACTCTCAAGTTAAAGGATGAGAATCGTAAGATGCTAGCAGTACAGGTGACCAATCTGGACAACAAGCGTTACGAACTCAATACCTATATCACATGAAATCATTTCAAGAACATTGCGACTGCGGAACAGAATCCAGACTCGTAGAGAACAATCCCTACCGTGTTGGTAGTGAGAAGTACTATGAGTACTGGAAAGATGTGCGTGAGCAGTATTACAACGGTGAACTGGAGATTGACACCCATGAGTTAGATATCATGGAGTCTGATCTGGGAACCTTTGCTCACGTCGATGGTCAAAATGTTGCCTTGGATTGCATTTTCGAAGAAGAGAAACAACCGGAACTGAACAAACCCAAAGCGGGTGGCCCGAAGAAGTACTACGTGTACGTCAAAGACCCCTCGACTGGTAACATCAAGAAAGTCTCGTGGGGAGATACCACAGGACTAAAGGTTAAGTTGAACGACCCTGCAGCTCGTAAGAGTTTTGCGGCAAGACATAAGTGTGCACAACAAAACGATAAGACAACTGCTGCATACTGGGCGTGTAGATTGCCTAGATACGCAAAACAATTAGGACTGAGTGGTGGCGGATCGTTCTTCTGGTAAACCTTATCACGATTTCCGGATGATGACGGATAATGTTATTATCCGTCTGTTTCGAAAAGAAACGCATGAGGAAGAGTTAATCTGGCATCGTGATCTGAATGATCGTGATGTTCTGGTAGAAGACGGTATCGGTTGGAAGTTCCAACTAGATAACGAGTTACCTGTCGAATTAAAGATTGGAGACAGGTTTAAAATTCCAAAGATGACATACCATCGTATTATAAAAGGTGATGGTGATCTTCTTTTGAGAATAAAAGAGATATAAATAGTAGAAGTACTTTATTCCAATGGGACTATTATGGCAGATACACAGGTAAAACGGTTAGACCGGATCGAAGAGAAAATCGACAAGCTCGCTGATGCTATGGTCACTCTTGCTCGGACAGAAGAAAAGATTCTGTCTATTGAGAAGGAGAATCATAATCATTTTGAGAGGATGAATCGATTCTCCGAGAAGTTAGATACTCTTCAGCGGACTGTGGACGATAATGCCAGAACGGTCTTGTTAATTAATAGAATTACTGTAATCGTGGGTACTGGTGTAATCGGTGCCTTAATTAAATTTTTCTGGTTCATGTAACGGAGACCTAAGATGAATACAAAAGACATCAAAAAAATGATGGAGGCATATCTTGAGGTTGTCTCCGAGAAGAAACACGCTAAGGAGTCTAAAGAAGAATGTCCTAAGTGTGAAGGCGAAGGGTGCGATCACTGCGATGGTAAAGGTTACCATGAAGTAGAAGAAGCCACCAAAAAAGAAAAGAAAGAACTTGATCCTGTAAACGACAAAGAGAACGACAAGCCGTTCGCAAAGCGTAAGGACAAGGACATCGACAATGACGGTGACGTAGACGGTTCTGACGAATACCTCCACAAGAAGCGTGCTGCAACCGACGATGCAATTGACGGTGGCGACAAGCCTGCCGACGATGGCGGTGATGACGAAAAAGACGACAAGAAGAAAAAGACTTCTGCAAACGTCAAAGGTAAGACCGCTGAAATTTCTAAGATTGGTGAGAAGACAACGACTAAAGAAGACGTTGATGCACTTATCTCTGCAATGGAAGAAGCTGCAAACCCCAAGAAGGGTGCAACTCCTCCCGAAGGTTTGACCGACAAAGAGTCTCCTAAGTCTAAGGAGTTCATGGCGAAACACACCGTGGACAAGAAAGACCATGACGAAATGGAGAAGATCGAAGAACCTAAAGAACGTAAAGTGAAGAAAGAGATGAAGGAATTCGAAGTTATTCGTGCACTTCTCTCTGGTAATCCCACAGGAGAATAATATGTCATTGACACCTCCCACATGGTGTTCGGATGCAGTACCCACTCGTAAAGGGTGGGTCGATCCTAGAACTGGTGAGCTATTAAAGGCACAACGCATTTCAGACGTTGATCTACAGGAGACACGTGATATGGTTAACGAACAAGTGGTACACTCAGCACCTCAGATGTTGCATGAAGCGCCTGTAGGTAATAAGAGTTTAGAGGATATGACCAAGGCAGAATTGATTGCCTTGGCAGAACAGACTGGTGTTATGGTAAGTCGTTCGGATACGAAAGGTGTGTTGGTGGAGAAACTTTCGTAATTATCCTATATAAAGGGGTAAACTAGGTATTTTATCCCTTAAGGTATATAATGGAAATCACACAAAAGAATTTAATGATCTTCGCTGCGAAGCATTACTACACACCCAAGTGTATCGACAGTGAACAGTTTTTTGAAGACCTGAAACGATTCAAGTATGTCAAACGACTTTTGAACCGTTACAGAGAAAGTGGAGAACTCAGTGAGAGGTTGATTCTGAACCATCTCATAGTTATCTTCAACGTGTTCGGTTATCCCGCTGGACTGAAGATACTTGAGTTCAAAGTACAAGAAGAAGAACACTGGGGAGTACTGAAACCGTTTCTGATATTTCTAAAAGCCATCGACGAATATGGTTATCCTGAAGTAGAAATGGACGGACTCGCAGTCGAACGGTTAAGAGAGATCAAAGGACAATAATATGGGATTGCTTAAAAGTGCTGCGGATGTTGTCTACACGATCCGATTTCTAAAACTTCTTGTAACACCAATAGAAGACACCGAAGCATACAAGTTAGGTATCATCGATGAGAAGGGTAAAAGACGCAAGGACTTCGACGACAACACAATGGAAAATCGTGAGGCCTTGCGAGACAACTACACTGCATTCCACAGACTTGTCTACAACATCAAGAAACTCATGGCAAAGGCGCCTGGCGGAAGTTCTCGCCTCGCATCCTATGCAGCTGCGTTATACCTTATCAAGGAACACGGAAACCTAGACGACAAGGGTCTAGAGAAAATCCATAAACAAACAGGCATCGATAGTCTTGACATGCTCGCTGAGGAAACGAAGTGGTACATGTTGAGAAACGATGAACTGTCGCCTGGCGTCTACAGGATGAAGAATCCTACGATGACCGCAAACTATGCCGATGTGGTCGAGTCAGGTGATCAAGTGAGAATCGTTGACGGTAATCCGATCAACGAAGTTTTTGGAATAAAAATCTATCAGGCATCCCATCTGAAGTCTCAACAAAGTCTATATATTACTACCGGAGAAATAACGAAGTGAAGTCTTTCAGTAAGTTCTACGAAGAAATGACTGGAACCAGTGCCGTACCTGGCGCTGGAGATGACTCTTCTACCGTTGTTGTTCGGAAGAAGCCTGCTGTCCGCAAGAGAAAAGAGTGGTCAGACAAGTATAAGAAATCTATAGACTGTGACAGCCCTAAAGGGTTTAGTCAGAAAGCACACTGTGCTGGGAGAGACAAATGACAACACTCATTCATCAAAACGACAATTCCCTTCTTGACATACCCGCTTTAACACTGTTATAATTACTCCCACTTAAGGAGTAGTTATGTCAACCCAAAACTTAGAATACGGTTATATCCTCGTTGTCTTCGACGGAGATGAGGACGTGTCTTGTATACATGAAATTCAAGACAAACATGAAAAAGATAAGTTAATTTACGTGGCCCGAAAGGGCACAACAGATAAATACCTCCACCCCGATAGATTCGTGGTGGAGAATTATGAGACCCCGATGACTTCTCACTTTCTATGGAATGGGAAAATCCTACCAGAAGAAGAGGATGAGTACATACTTGAGTTAGCTCTCAAGTTTCGTGACACCGGAAAACAAATCTACATAGAAGAGTATGAGTTCAATTCTTCAGAACCCTTCTATGACTACAGCAAATAATATGGGACAACAATGATTAAGATTGATAAGAGCAAGGATGCCCTACTCGCAGACTATGCGGTGGGCATGTTAAAGGATTTTTACCTCAACGAACATGAGAATAGTCCCCAAGAGGGATACAGACGTGCGGCAACCGCATGGTCGAGATATAAGGATGAACTTGATGAAGACCTCGCACAGCGTCTTTATGACTATGTTAGTAATAAGTGGTTTATGTTTGCTTCTCCAGTATTATCTAACGCACCGAATGGACACGGCAAAGGAAAGGGAATGCCCATTTCTTGTTTCCTTACATACGTCCCTGATACTTTGGAAGGTCTCATTGACCATAGTTCTGAGTTACGTTGGCTTAGTGTTTATGGCGGGGGTGTCGGGGGTCATTGGTCTGACGTGCGAACCGTGTCTGACATTGCTCCAGGCCCAATTCCGTTTCTACACACCGTAGACGCAGACATGATTGCGTACCGACAGGGTAAGACTCGTAAGGGTTCTTACGCTGCGTACATGGACGTGTCTCATCCAGATATTGTAGAGTTTCTTAACATCCGTATTCCTACGGGGGACGTGCAACGTAAGGCATTGAACCTCCACAACGCAATCAACATCACCGATGAGTTCATGACTGCGGTGACAGAGAATAAAGATTTTGATCTGCGTGACCCCAAGGGCGGTAAGGTTAAGGAAAGTATTAACGCACGTAAACTCTGGGAACGTATTATTGAAGTTCGATTCCGTACAGGTGAACCATACCTGAACTTTATCGATACTGCCAACCATGCGTTACCTCAAAAATTGAAAGACTTGGGTCTAAAGATTCATGGGTCTAATCTGTGTAATGAAATTCATTTACCGACAGGCCCTGATCGTACCGCCGTTTGTTGTCTGTCCTCATTAAATCTAGAGTACTACGATGAATGGAAAGATACGACTATTGTCCGTGATCTTGTGCGTATGCTCGATAACGTCTTGCAGTACTTTATCGACGAAGCACCGGACACGATCACCCGTGCTAAGTATAGCGCAATGCGAGAACGTTCCATTGGTTTGGGCGCAATGGGATTCCACTCTCTCCTCCAAAAACATGGGGTGGCTTGGGAATCTTCTACAGCAGTTGAAATCAACACCGTGGTGTTTAACCATATCAAACAAGAAGCAGTACGAGAAACCGAAGCCCTTGCAATTGAAAGGGGAGAGTATCCCGATGGAGAAGGAACGGGTAGACGCAACTCACACTTGCTTGCTATCGCCCCCAATGCGTCCAGTGGTGTTATCCTGTCCACCTCGCCCTCTATCGAACCCATGAAGGCAAATGCGTATACGCATCGAACCCGATCAGGAAGTTTCTTGGTAAAAAACAAACATTTGAAACAATTACTTACCGAACGGGAAATGGACAATGACTCTACTTGGACATCAATTATCACCAACAAGGGGTCGGTACAACATCTACCTTTCCTCACTGAAGGTGAGAAGGCGGTGTTCAAGACTGCACAGGAACTAGATCAGAATTGGGTGGTTACTCACGCTGCGGATAGACAACCTTACATTTGTCAGGGACAATCGGTAAATCTATTCTTCCCCTCTGGTGCATCCAAGTCTTATGTCAACAAGGTACACTTGAGGGCATGGAGAGATGGATTGAAGGGACTGTACTATCTACGTACCGAAGCGAAGTCTCGTGCAGAGAACGTATCGGAGAAGGTGGAACGAGTCGCACTTCAGGATGACAACCGTAGTATTGTCTATGGTAAAAAGAACTGTCCCTATTGCCAACTGGCGAAGGATGAGTTAACATTGCGAGGCATTCCGTTCGATTACATCGATCTGGAAGAACTTGGTAAGACGGCTGCAGAAGTGACTGGTCGTAAGGTCAAGTCTGTACCGCAAATTTACATCGAAGGTAATTACATTGGTGGGTATGATGAACTCATTGCGTTCATGAACAAAACCATTTTAGACACTTCAGAAGATAATGAATGTAGAGCCTGCGAGGGTTAAGGAGAATAAATTGTCGTTGTTAGATTTTAGCACAACATACAAACCGTTCAAGTACCCTTGGGCGGTAGAACTATCGAAGAAACACGAAGAGATTCATTGGATCGAAGATGAGGCAGAACTGTCCGAAGACGTACAGGACTGGCGAACCAAACTGACCGCTGATGAGAAAGAGTTCATCACTCAGGTACTCCGTCTGTTTACTCAGTCGGACGTACAGGTGGGTGAGAACTATCATGAGTTGTTGATTCCTAAGTTTAAGAATAACGAGGTACGCAACATGTTGTCCTCGTTTGCCGGTCGAGAGGCCGTGCACCAACGTGCGTATGCACTGTTGAATGATACCCTTGGTCTACCCGATGAAGAGTATCACAAATTCCTTGAGTACAAGGAGATGGCTGACAAGGTTGAGTTCATGAAAGAGGGTGACACATCCTCACATACGGGTCTTGCCCTTGCACTTGCACAGTCTGTGTTTAACGAGGGTATGAGTCTGTTCTCTTCCTTTGTGATGCTTCTCAACTTCCAACGTTTCGGTAAGATGAAGGGTATGGGTACAATCGTTGAGTGGTCTATCCGAGATGAGTCAATGCACGTTCAAGGCAATGCTAAACTGTTTCGAGCATTTTGCGAAGAACATCCTCGTATCGTCAATGACGAACTCAAGTCTAAGATTTACGAGATGGCCAAGACTGCAGTTGAATTGGAAGACAAGTTTATCAATCTTGCGTTCAAGGGTAATGAAGTACAGGGTCTCACTAAAGAAGAAGTACGCAAGTACATTCGACACATTGCTGACAGACGTTTGCTTCAACTTGGTATGAAAACAAAATTCCGTCAGAAGGACAATCCACTACCATGGCTGGATTGGGTACTGAACGGTGCATCACATGACAACTTCTTCGAAAAACGAGTCACCGAATATTCCGTAGTGGGTATGGAAGGAGACTGGGGTTGGGAAGAAGAACCTGAAGTCTGTGGACTAGACGGAAGAGGTTGCGCTGCATGACAGAACAGTTTTACTACGAAATGGAATGTGTTGTTTGCGACACGGTGGTGAAGCTGATTTGTAACTACGAAGATGATGATCCAATCCATTGCCCTATGTGTGGTACAGAGGCAGAGGTTACCTACTTAGGAGATAGTGACGCATATACATAAGTGTATGTGGAACTATAGAAACCTACCATTCGAACCAAGCGAAGACGAACTCAGCGAATACGTTGGGTTCGTCTATTGCATTACAGAACTAGACACCGGCAAGAAATACATCGGTAAGAAGTTCTTCTGGTCTACTCGCAAACTCCCTCCCCTTAAGGGCCAGAAACGCAAGCGCACAGTCAAGAAACAGTCTGACTGGAAAGACTACTACGGTTCTTCAGAACAATTAAAACTTCTTGTGGAAACAAAGGGCGGTGACGCATATCACCGTGAGATACTTCGTCTCTGCAAAACCAAAGGTGAGTGTTCGTACTACGAAGCGAAAGAACAATTTGATCGTGATGTCTTGTTATCAGATCGATACTACAATGAGTTTATAGGATGTAAGATTCATGCGAAACATATTAAGGAGAAGTTAATTGATAACACGTAAAATTATTAATCCTAATATCCTGTATGATACAAAGTATACAGCGGATCACATCTATTCTTTGATCAACCGTTGGAAACAACTGTTGTATCGTAACAAGGCACAGAAGGGTGACCTTGTTGCTATCGGTATTCTTAACGTCAACGTGTGGCACGTCTCCGCACTTATCGCCTGTGCGGAGTTGGGTCTGCGAGTTATACTATTGGACGCCCCTGCGAAAAAGGAGACATTACCCTTCACCAAACTCGCCAGGCACGGGCCTGCGAGGTTTTACATTGACGATGGTAGTGGACGTACCCTCTACGATGGACTACACCAACTCATGCTCAGTCAATATGGTGGTATGCAACTCACCTGTCAGATGGCCGCAAACTGGGATGATACAGATATCCAACCTTGGGAAATAGAACCATATACACCTTTCCTTGTTTCTAGTACAAGTGGTTCAACTTCATTCTCCCAACCGATTCAGTTCACCCATAAAGAGGTTGCGGAAATTTCGGAACGTAACATCGGAATATTCGGATTCGAACCTGAGAGTGTGGTTCTGCACACCAAGAACATGCACCATGCGAGTGCCATGTTGACTGACCTGTTGCCCTCTCTCATGGTGTCGGAGAAACATTACTCCTATACCCTTGCGGATCGCAACGACTGGCATCCCATCACGGCTGTGGCATTCCACAAGATGATTGATGCTCATGGTGTCGATAGGATGATTGTACCTAATGTAGATGTCCTGAACTGGTTATTGGAAGACGCCCCTCCGTTTAGAAAGACTGTACGGATGAACATGTCTGGATTCTGTCTGGGGCCTATGTTCAACGATCTCTGTCGGAAACACAACATAGAGTTCCTGCAACACTATGGGTCTATCGATACTGCGATTCCCCTCATGACTAGACTGGTCACTGCGGACTCAGAACCCGAAGATGATTGTCTGGGAACCTTGCCAGATGACCAGTGGGATGTTACAATGAGTGAAACCTCTAGGTACTTAATGGTACGAGTTCGGGGTAGAGAACAGTGGAAGAACATAGGAGATATTGTGGAGTTCCGAAATGAGAAGTATTACCATTTAGGAAGGACTAGCGAGAGTCCCTTGGATATTCCGGAAGACCTTGATTTGACTCCATTTTTTCAGGATACCAAGTTGAACATGGATCAACTGCGGGCCTACATCCACCTAAAAAAAGTTGAAAAAAGTTAAAAAAAACGCTTGACATTAGCCCCAACCTATGCGATAATTACCCTGTAATGTTGTTTTGAGATAGAGGATTAGGAGGTCATGAAAGATTTAGTTTACTACTTGAAGGTCGAAAATGAGATGCTCTACGAGTTAGTCTTCGAAAGTGAAGAGGCTGCAATAGAGTTCGCTGAAAAGAGTGCCTACAAGGATTACGAAGTTGTGGAGTGGGATTGTGCCTAGAGAGAAGAAAGAGTACTATATCGCATTGGTTAGTATCTCACCGTACTATGAGAAGATTCTGACTGATAAGAAATACACGTTCAGTGAGTTTGTTGACGTTGGTCGGGACTTATTGAAACAAGAAGAGTACGAAGGTTTTGATACCTTCAGAGTCTACCATAAGGATGAGTTACCGTAATGATTAGGATTGCATTGGGTTTTTTGATTACGTTGGGTGCGGTAGGTCGAGAGGACTTCTATTCTGAGTGTCTCATGGCCACAGACTGTGTGGCTGGTGACCCTCCCCATTTGGTCGTGACTGCACTGATTGCCCTGTTTGGATTGGGTCTCACGTTCTGGGGTGTCTGGGACAACCGTGACAAATTTGACGAAATGGCTGATATGGAGATGCCCCTACACCTACGAAAAGGTTATAAGAAAGGCGCCACTAAGAACAAAAAAATCTAAAAAAAAGTGAAAAAAAGTGTTGCCTTCCTCGCCCCATATGATATAATTACTACGTAAATTGATGAGAGGACTTGATTATGAATGATTTGATTGCAAAGTTTGAAGAACGTGGTTACAAGTTGATCGTTGACGCAGAGCGTCCGGTTGCTAGGTGCGAACGTCCTGCCCCCCGTGCTCGTCTTGGTTACAAGATTGAGTTCAACTACCGCTTCGCTAACGAGGCACGAAGGATCCAGTACTGTGAGGAGTTCCTCGCTAACCTTGACCTTGCTGCTGCCTACAAGGAAGAACGCAAGGCGAAACGTGCCGCTGAACGGAAAGATGCGGTTGCCAATGTCAAAGAGGGTGACCTCTATGTCGCTAGTTGGGGTTATGAACAGACTAACGTTGATGCCTATCAGGTAGTTGCGAAGAAGGGTGCTACTGTTACTCTGCGAGAGATTGCGCTTTTCACTGTCGAAGGTAGTGAAGGTTTCATGAGTGACCGTGTTGTCCCCATCAAGGATCGATTCATCGGTGGTGAGTTCAAGAAGCGAGTCACTGGTAAGTACATCAATGTTGATGACGTTCGTATGGCTTGTCCTGCGGAAGAAGGTAATGAGTTTTACAGAAGCTGGTACGCTTAAGGAGATATATTATGATGTTTGTTGCGAAACCCAAAGTGTCTAACATGTTTGACGCAAAAGAATTTGACAATGTGCTCGATGCGGTTAACTACCTCAACGAGTACAACGAACTCGGTAAGGAGTTCGCTGGTGATGACGGTAACTATGCCTCTAAGTTGAAGGCAGAGGATTGGGAGATGATCGGTAAGTTGATCGCTCCCAAGGGAATCTACTTCCGTGATAACAAGGTGATGGGGAGGGTAGCGGCGTGAACGGTTTTCGAAAGTTGCAAGAACGTTTAACTGAGGAGGGCTGGTTCGTTGGTTGGAACCTGCCCTGTTGTCAAAGTTGTGCTTGGGGCGATGTTCCGTTTGAGTTCGAAGACGGAACCGAAGTAGACCTAAACAAAGTTCTCTTCAACCATTCTCAGGATTGTGAAGTCTATTTTGATGGCGAAGAATGTCCTGAGTGCGGCTCCGATAGGCGTGATGAAGAAGGTGAAGACTGTCTGACGTGTTATGGTAAAGGTGTAATCGCAGAAGGATTCGATCCGTCAGAGTACGACACTTCAGTGGGCGGTTTCATCTGTATGTCACCCGAACAACAAACTACATCGACGTTCTGCTTTGCAGGTGATAAAGAAGGTGTTAAGAATCTAAAAGCCATCCTGCCTATCATCGAGGAGTGTGGTTGTAAAATACACTGGAACGGCAAAGGCGATACTCGCCCTGAGATTAGTTGGGAGTTGTAGTGATGTGGATTCTTATTTTGTACTTGGGATTTTCTTTCGGGTCAGTTGAGTTTAACACTGCGCTTGACTGTGAGACTGCACTAGATCAAGCCACCTCAGTGTTTGAAGATTCAGTTGGTCTTTGTGTCTATAAAGGAGAAGAGTAATGTTAGTTTATTGTGATTTGATTGCGTTTTCAATTTCGAATCTTCTGCCTGAAATCAAACTAAATGATGATTTTCTGCTTGACAAAGCGACAGCACCTAAGTTACACTTAGATAAAGATGGTGTCTTCGTGAGTACCAAGAAAGAAATCTTTGCACGTGACATCAATGGTATGAAGTATAAAATTACAGTTGAGGAGATTGGCGATGAGTAGGATGGGTGCATTTATTTTGGATGTTCAGACTGCGGTCTGTGACAACTTTAATCAACCCCTAGATAAGTGCAAGGAAGCTGTCTATGAACAGTTTATTGCAATGGGTGAACCTGAGTGGAAAGCGAATTACGCTCGTGAAACCGCTGAGGATTATTATAACGAGATCGTTCATGATGTGGACGAATTTTCATATTTGGTTGCGTCTGAGAGACGTAGTAAGCATATATAGTAATATGAGGTGAAAAATGGCAATCACACCACCCCGAAAACAGGTGTATGAGATTTTCTTAGAATTAGAACAGGCAACCAATAAGGCGAAACGTCTTGAAGTGTTTGAAAAGTATTCCGATGTTCCTGCTTTTAAGGACATCCTACGAGGTCTTTTCGATGATTCCTTGGAGTTCCTACTCCCCAAAGGCAAGCCGCCTTACACCCCAAACAGACCAGAGTCTACCCCGTCTTCCTTGCTGCGGGAACACCGCCAATTCGGTTACTTCGTAAATGGCGGGCCAGGCACTCAAATGCAATCGTATAAACGTGAACAGAAATTCATCAACTTGTTGGAAGGTATCCATCCAGATGATGCTCTGTTGGTTTTGGCGATGGTGGACAAAAAGTCCCCCATTAAAGGTCTAACTAAGAAACTGGTACAGGAGGCATACCCTAACTTAATCTCAAAATAACTAAACCAATCCAAAGGAGATTTAATGACAGCAGCCCAAATAGAACGGTTAAGAAAAGATTCCCGTGATCTAGATCACTACATTGCGAGTCTTAAGAAAAAAGGTAAGGAACAGAAGGCACATAAATTGATAGCCAAACGTGCTTTCCTCGACCAGACTATTCATGAAACATATGCAAACCAATCTCTAAGGGGGTGATCCTATCTCTTCACCGAAGGGTGTCGTAGTGGATTTTGATATCGAGTGTGAAGTAAATTATGCCAATCTATAATTTCAGAAGTAAGGAGACCGGAGAGATCACGGAAGTGACTCTCCGGATTTCCCAATTAGATCAGTATAAAACTGATAATCCGCAACTGGAGCAAGTTCATCTGTCCGCTCCAGGCCTTACAAGTGGTCACAAGTCTTCACGTCAACTAGCCGGTAGCGACTGGAACGACCTCTTGAAGGGTATCAAAAAGAATTCCGGTAAAGGGAACACAATCAAAACATGAGGAAAGAACGCACCCAACCTCAGAAGTTGCGTATCGATGACCTTTTGACTTACGAACCCATCACAGGTTTGCAAGAGGTTGTCTATAAGGCATGGGATGAGGGCAATCATATTGTCATGTCGGGTACTGCAGGAACGGGTAAGACTTTCACTGCATTGTACCTTGGACTAGAACAAGTCCTTGATAAGGGCAACACCTTTGAGAAGGTTGTTGTTGTCAGATCAATAGTTCCCACTCGGGAGATTGGATTCTTGCCGGGCTCACTAGAGGAGAAGATGGATGCGTACACTGGCCCGTATCGGGCGATTTGTACTGAACTATTTAAAGATGGTGGAGCATACGATAAACTCACCAGTGCGGGAGTTGTCGAGTTCATGTCCACATCTTTCATTCGTGGTGCCACAATCAATGATGCGATTGTAATCATCGACGAAATGCAAAACCTATCGTTTCACGAGTTAGACTCAGTAATCACACGAATAGGTAGAAACTGTCGGATCATATTCTGCGGTGATTATCACCAGACAGATTTTACGAAAGAATCCGACAAAAGGGGTCTACTAAAGTTCCTAGATATTATTGAACATATGACTAGGTTCACGGTAGTAGAATTTAGTTGGGCAGATATAGTTCGTTCGGACTTCGTGCGAGACTATATAATGACAAAGGAAATGTTAGGATACACAAAAAATGAATAAAGAATCAGTTTACGAACAATTAAAAATCGACGAAGGAGTCAAGTATGAAATCTACAATGACCACCTCGGTTATCCGACCTTTGGAGTCGGTCACCTTATCGTCGAAGGTGATCCGGAATTCGGAAGGGAAGTTGGAGCTCCAATTGATGAAGAAAGAGTGCGGGAAGTATTTGATAGAGACCTTGAAACTTCCATCGGAGAGTGTCACGCTCTATACGGAGAAGGGTGTTTTGGAGACTTCCCTGATGAAGTCCAGCAAATCTTGGTTAACATGATGTTCAATATGGGACGTACACGTCTCAGTAAGTTCAAGAAGTTTAACGCTGCACTAGAAGCATGTGATTGGAAGACCGCTGCCGTAGAAGGGAGAGATTCACTGTGGTACAGGCAAGTGACAAATCGGGCCGAAAGACTCATGTCCCGAATGGAAGCAGTGTAAAATATCCGTATCGGTTCTGGGACTCTGAGAAGAGAACCTTTGTCGATTGGAACACTTTGATTGGCAACAAGGAGACTCGTGAGAGTTGAAATAATGGCAAAGTACACTCGCCATGACGACCGCAATAAAAAGCGGAATAAGCACAAACAGTACTCTAAAGAAGGGTACACTAGGAAAATACATAATGTCGAAAGTAAAAGGAGATACTCGGAAAAACTTAATTTTCCAGTATATGATACTGAATGATGATCTAGATGAGAAGAGAGGGCCTATCCTTGGTAGGTCACGATCCGAACTCTACGCAGAAGTCGCAGACGTATCCCGTAGGTCTTTCGAAATCTATGCCGAGAAACTCGGTGCAGATTACTTATATTCAGACGAAGCGGTATACACTAAAGACGAATGGGAAAGGGATACTACGGTTTGCCTTTTCGAATGTCTGAGAGTAGTATACGATGAGTCTTTTGATGAGTATGAGAACTTGCTGTTCGTCGATACCGATATTGTTGCCAACACTGAAGAGAACATCTTTGACCTCATGGAAGGTGATGTCATGGGTGTTCTTGAGAGTGATATCAGAACATTCAACGGTGGTGGATACAACGCATGGGACAGGAAGCCTGATGTCTACAGAGATCAGGTAACCAAGTATGAGTACCACGGTGTTCCCATCGTTCCCGCCATGCCACCCAACCACCCATCAAAACTAACCATCATGAACACAGGTGTTGTCTGTTGGTCACGAGACGCTCGTCTGTATGCACGAGAACACTTCGACGATTGGAAGGAGTGGTTCTTCGAAGGCCCTCAGTTACACATGTCTCTCATGAACGATCAACCCTACCTGTCTGGTCAGTTCCAGAAGTGGAATATGGACGTTCAGACCATAGACCAGACTTGGAATGACTCCCCCCATTATGAGACTGAAGAGTTGTTCTTTGAGAAGGCGAAGATGTGTCACTACACTGGTGGGGACTGGAAAGTCCTCATGATGGAACACTACCGAGACAAAAAATTTAAGATTTTTTCATAAAAACGCTTGACAAACGTCTCGGTATGGTGTACTATTATACTATATTGAGAAGGAGTAGTTATGCGAGATTATGAGAAAGTGATTCTGACTGACGTGGATGGCGTCCTCTTGAATTGGGGATATGCGTTTCACGTCTGGATGGAAGAACATGGACACAAGAAAGTCAAGGACGTTTACGATATAAGTGAGACTTACGGAATCGATTATGTAACTGGTAAGAGACTGGTTCGACAGTTCAACGAGAGTGCTGCGATTGGATTCCTCCCCCCTCTACGAGACGCAATCCACTACGTGCGAAAGTTGCACGAAGAACATGGATACGTCTTCCATGCGATTACTAGTTTGAGTCTTGACCAACACGCAGGTGAGTTACGAACTCAGAACCTCAAGAAGTTGTTCGGTGAGACTGCATTTCAGAAGTTTGTCTACCTCGACACTGGTGCTGACAAGGACGAAGCCCTTGCAGAGTATGCCGGTAAGCCCTTCATTTGGGTTGAAGACAAAGTTGAGAACGCCCTCGTGGGAGATAAGTTAGGACTAGATAGTGTTGTAATGGAACATGGTTACAACATGGAAGATTGTCCGCTCCCTCTAATGAAAAATTGGGAGGACATTTACAACTACCTAGAGGGTTAAATGACAAGATATATTGGTTTCAGTGAGTTCTATCACGATGCTGGTATTGCAGTAATCGAACAAGATGGAACGGTGTCCTATGCGACACATGCAGAACGTTGGTCTAAGAACAAGAATGATGCCCACATCCCCGAAGCTTTGTGGGATCACATTGGTTATCAGGACGACGAAGTAGTTACCTTCTATGAAGATCATAATATCAAATATGGTCTTCGTGGAGGTATTGCTGTACAAGGCGACAAAGCGAAAGTCTACCCTAGACATGGGCACAATAAAAGACTCTGGGAAAAGGTTCCTGCCCACGAGATGTTGCACTATGATAAGTTGCACGAACATCACGTGTCTCATTGTGCAGGCGCTTACTATACCCGTCCGTGGGAATCTAAAGAAGATACTGTCATGGTGTCTATCGACGGTGCAGGGGAAGTCCAATGTTCCGTTATCTATGATCACAACTTCAATCTAATCAAAGAGTGGCACTATCCTAAGTCAATCGGACTGATCTACAGTACGGTTACCTATGCCTTGGGTCTCAGACCCCTTGAGGATGAATATGTGGTCATGGGTCTTTCGTCCTATGGTCAGGACGTATTCTCAGACTGGATTTGGGAACAGTACCATTCCTTCGAAGACCTCGCAACCTATGAACTTGAGAATGACCTGAAACTTGGTGTGGACTCACCTAGAGAGGAACAGAGACTTAAGTTCCGTGATGAGTTGATGGAGAAGGTTAAGTCAGTCACCCCCGAAGAAGCAGCCGCATCCGTACAGGAATTTGCAAGACGTGCGATTCTAGAGATCATGACAGAGGCACGTAAGTATGGTTCCAAGTTGGTCTACTCTGGTGGTTGTGCACAGAATGTGGTGGTCAACTCTCTGATTCATGAGATGTTCGATGAGGTACATATTGCAATTGCACCAGCGGACTCTGGTAGTGCATTAGGGTGTGCCGCACGTACATGGGCGCAGGAGACAGGCGGAGACCGTCTTATCTGGACTCCCTACATGGGTACGAATATCGACCGTGAGATCAACCCCTCTGACGTTGTAGACCACCTTCTGAAACATCAATACTGTGGTGTCGCAAATGGACGTGCAGAGTATGGGCCACGTGCACTTGGAAATCGATCCTTGATTGCAGACGTTAGGTTCGATGTCAAGGATACGGTCAACGAGATCAAACGCAGACAGAAGTATCGTCCCTTCGCCCCTGCCATTCTAGAAGAGTATGCGGATCAATACTTCGAAGGGCCTATGAACGAGTACATGCAGTTCACTTCCAAGGCACTTCATGACCATTCATCTGTTACCCATGTAGACGGCACTGCACGTGTACAGGTTGTACGCAAGGACTGTCAGTCAGTGTTCCGTAAGATCATCGAAGAGTACTATGAACGTACAGGGATTCCGATGTTACTAAATACTAGCTTGAACATCCGTGGTCGTCCTATGGTTGATGATGAAAAAGATGCGAAGTTGTGGGAAAGTCAATATAATGTCAAGGTGTTCTAAAATGACAATAACAAAAGGAACCCGATATGGCAGACGAAAAAGAAACAATGTTTCATCCAGCTGATTCAAATGGTGATGGAGTTGTATCTCCCGAAGAACACCAGATGTATCTTGAATTTAAACGAAAGGAATTAGAAGACGCTGACGCAATGCGTGATGCACAGAGAAGTATGACATGGTTTGCCCTGTTCGGTCTTCTGTTGTATCCCTTTGCAGTCGTACTTGCAGACTGGATTGGTCTGGACAGTGCATCCAAGATTCTAGGTGATATGGCCGCAACTTACTTTGTGTCTGTTGCTGCAATCGTCGCTGCATTCTTTGGTGGACAGGCGTATTCTGCTAAGAAGTAAACATAAGGTAGATTATGGAACGTGTAACGTGGAGAGGAACACCTGGCGTAGGTGATTTTATGTGGGCACTTAATGTGTGTCACCTTTACGCTTATCGTAACAACACGAAAGTGAAACTGCAGATGCATTGGGATCACGGCCCCGATCATCTGCATCACTTCGAAGACCCCGAAACCATTACCGAAAGGATGGACTACATACATAACTTCTATCATCGCAAGGATGATGTGGTTGTCGATCACCTATTCTACGCAGAAGGTAGATACTCAGACTGGTCGTATAAAGACGATCTAGAGTATGAGGATGGTGTTGTGAAAGTCAAAGTACCAGAAGATACTAGTAATCATTCAAAGAATAGATTCTGGTTTGAGTCTGGCTCTTGGACTGATGATCAGGGTGCAGACATTCCTGATAATGATTGGTTGTTTCGACAAGACGCTTTTCGAGAAACAGACAAACGGAAAGTAGTCATTTGGACGCCAGTGGCCAACGCAGAAGTTCCTAGACCTTGGAAAAGAAAGTTGACAGATTACGATTGGCGTGTTATAATTAAGAAACTTCGCCAGGCGGGATTAAAGGTAGTTGAATTGAACTATCGAACTCCTGTAAGAGAAGCTATGTATCACATCTCTACGTGTAGACAGGTAATCTGTTACGATGGTATGTGGCATTATGTAGCAAAGAATTTTGCAAAACCTATGATGGTTATAAGTAAAGAAGGTGTTACTAAATATCACACACCACATGCAGTAAGAGTAAATCCAGATTTTGATGGAAGAAATAATATCTGGTGGTGGATGTCCAACATTAATTACGCATTAGGTCATCCCAAGAAGAAAGCTATAGCATACGAAAAACAACTGAAAAATGAGTTAAACTATGGGTGAGATTAAGATTGACAGGGCGGTGATTGAGGTACAGGGAGGATGTAACTTCGACTGTACCATGTGTCCTCAAGACAAAAGAACAGGCGGTAGGCATAAGGGATTTCTCACCAAGATGAGTCTTCTTGAGTTTGAGAACTATGTCTCTGACTGTGCAAAACATGGACTGCGAGTAGTCAACCTAGATGGTTCTGGTGAGGCGACGATCAACCGTCTTCTTCCTGAGTACATCAAGATTGTGAAGAGGTATGGTGCACAAGCTGTCATCTTCTCTAATGGATTCAAGATGCAGGGTCAGTTCATGAAGGACTGTGTTGACGCTGGACTTGACTTCTTTCGATTCTCGTTCATTGGCCCCACACCCGAACTCTACGACACGTGGATGAACAACACACGAGGCAGTAACTATCACCTGATCAAGAATAATATCAAGGAGATGGTTGCGTATGTAAAGGAGTCTGGTTCCGACTGTACAATTGAGACCTATCACCTTATTACAGACAATGCAAAACTGGAAGAAGAACTCCAGAAATACATAGAATTGGTTGATGAACTTGGTGTTAAAACAGAAATCTGGAAGATGCACAATTGGAGTGGTGCATATGACATTGGTGAGAATGCACGTAAAGGAGAGGTAAAGACTTGTGGCAGACCTTTTAGTCCAGACGTTGTTATCCGTGCTGGCGGTCTTGACGGTAAACGGGGTGCTGTTCATCCTTGCTGTCAGGTTCTTGGAAGAGACGAAGAAGCCGTCCTTGGACACGCTAGCGAAAACACAATCGAAGAGATTATTCGGGGAGAAGAGTACTCTGCTCTGAGACAGGCGCATAGGACTGGTGACTATCCGAACTATTGTAGAGACTGCGATTTTCTACTTGACGATCCCGAGGTATTAGTGTATACTAACCATGATCGTGACCTACATAAGATGATAGGTACAGAATTCAATCTAAACGATTACAGGTAAAGATATGAACAAACTCAAAAAGTGGTGGTTAGACTTGACCAAGGAAGAGTACCATGTAACTATCTGGTACGATACTGATCCTAAGGCGAAGACAGTCTATAAACTTAAGTCTGTTGGAAAGTTAAACAACAAAAGGTTGGAAGGGGTGACTGTTGAAGGAAGTAAGATCACCCTCAGTGTTGAAGTCCCCTTTAATTATGAAGTAAGAAAAATTCACTAATGAAACGAATGATCTATCAGGTTGCCGTAGGTAAACCGTCTAAATTATACGAACACTGTATTGAAAGTGTTTCTTATTATTGCCAAAAGCATGATATTGTACATTATGTGCAACGTTCTCCGGTGTATCGTATTGCACCCGATCCATTTAACATGGGCCGGTCTCGTGAGTCATTTGAGAAGTATGGTGGTTACCTTCCTATCTTTGAGAAGGAAGTGGCCTTCGACTATATCGACAACTACGATCAAATTGCAATCATCGATGCGGACATCTACATCCGTGAGGACGCACCCAATATCTTCGAAGACTTTGGGACTGAACATGCCTTCGGTGCAGTGTGCGAACGTGAGATGGATATCCAACCTTGGTACGTACAGAAGATCGTCAACTACTCTCGTATGCAGTATAGTCAACTGCAGAACAACAAACTTGATTTCAAACTGACAGAACGTGGGTTTGAGTTCTTTAATATGGGGATGATACTTCTAAATTGTGAAAGTTTCAAACCCCTTTTGAAAGGACAGACAGGTAAACAGTTCCTTCAACGTGCAGAGTTCAAAGACTTTGTGGACGGGGTGGGCGCATGGAAGTGGTCTACAGATCAAACTCTCTTGAATGTATTCCTCAAGAAATACAACGTTCCGGTCAAGCACATGGACAAAGTGTGGAACGGTCTATATACTGCAGCGAATAATATTAAAGAGTGTCACTTCATTCACTTCTTTCTAAAAGACAAACTTCCAAACCAAGGGGAAGATGTTGTCTCATTAATGAGTCAAATATAACCCTATTGCACAATATATGAAACAGAAAGTAAGATATGGACTATGTTACCCGTCTGGTTCAGGTGGCATGTTCCTCACAGAACTATTGGACAACACCACCGAAGAAGAGTCTGGTAATTGGGAAACCAATCCGGGCTGTCGCCGTAGTGTTCGGTTCAATGAGTATGGTGGTTCGGTTCACTGTGTCCAACTGGACAACTCGACTGGGCCTCTAGAGACTACTGAACAATCAGTCTTGGTTGCAAAACAAGATATCCACAAATACCTTCAGTGGTACGACTGTCCTATTGTATATCAGATTGATGCATCGGATGACGACTCGTTCGACTATACCGCACAACTCATGTTTCTGAAGAAGTGGTGTGGGCCTTGTGGACTGAGACCTGAATTTCAGGATGGTATTGATAGGAACTTTGATCAACTGCATTTGTATACAGTTCAGGAGGGTGGTATTGAAAGGAACTATCCCGACAAAGTTATATCGTGTAAAAGTATTGATAGATACTCTAAGATTGTGTTAAAATATGTCACTGAGAAACCCCCCGTTTCTTTTTATGGGTTTGTCCAAATATGTTATGACACATGGATTAAGGAGGCTAGGGAGAATAGACCCGAAGAGTACTGGGATAAATCTCACAAGAGAAATCTCGACTTCAACCCCGATGCAATTGAAGAACATTCGGAACTACTAGTAGTTAACTATGCGGACTTGTTTCTGTATGGATTACCCACAGGTTCGCCTTGGGATAAATATCCTTCGGAAATACAAGAATATCGTGTACGCAATGACAAACTAATTTTAAAGTTTGAGTCCGAGTTCTTATAAATAAGATTGGTGAATATCTATATTAAGAGTGTGAAACTAAAGGAGAACCAATATGTTAAACCCTAACGAGTTCGTAAAGAACATTCGTAACGAAAACCAAGCTCTCTTCGAAGCGTCTAGAAAGAACGTCAAGGCATACTTCGAAGGTGAACTTCCCCAAGAAGAAATGGTCGATCATTTCATTGGTCGTATGGTCAATGAGAGAATGAACATGACCGAAATCTCTGCACAAATTGCCAACGTGGCAGACGATGCAGACCCCAAAGAACTAGAACTGTTGTCGAAGCAGGCTGCAGACGAAGCGAAACACTATCGCATGGTCAAGGAAGTAATCGAACACATCACTGGTGGTGAAGTGGACGTTGCAGAAGCACTTCGCAAGGAACGTGAGATGAACACCGCAAAGGGTGCAACTCTCCTTGAGAAGTACGGTGCAGAGGACGACGAAGCAGTTCTTGCTGCGTATCAGTTGGTTGCGGAAGGACGTGCGGAAGCAGTCTGGAACCAGATGGCAGATACCATTCAGGACGAATTCATTTCTACTCGCTATCGTGAGATCGCAAGAGATGAAGGTTTCCACAGTGCAATTGGTGGTTGGAAACTGCGTCAACTTGCGAAGGACGAAGAGACACAATCTCGTGTCCAGCGTGTCGTCGAATCTATGCGTAAAGACCTCTTTGAAATCTCTTGTGCAAACACCGTGGAAGCGGAAGGATCACGAGACCTCGTAAACGAAGCATACGGCTGGTAAATTATGAAAATAGGACTCACTCAACGAGTCCTTCTATATTCTGAGAGATCAGGAATCACGGGTGACTTCTTAGATCACGATTGGTATTCATCACCACTCACTAAGAACCACACGTTGATTCCTGTTCCGAATAGAAGTGACTTAGATTATGATGAATTGGCAGAAGAATTAGACCTTCTCATCATCACAGGTGGTAAGAACGAAGACATTCGTATCATCACCGAAACTGAACTTGCAACATCAATGGTCTCTCTTGGCAAACCCGTATTGGGTATTTGTCATGGCGCCTTTTTGTTGACTTCTATTTTGCGTGGACAGGTTGTAGAGGCGAAAGAACAACACTGGTTCTCTGAACACAAAGTCTTTGACATGCACAATGAAGAACATATTGTCAACAGTTTCCACACCACCTATATAAAACATAAACCTCGTGGTTCGGTAGTACTTGCCAGAGACCCCGAAGGTGATGTAGAATCGTGGATCAAGGATAATATTTGTGCCATGGTATGGCATCCGGAACGTATGAAGAAACCTTGGGTTCCACCCGAGATTTTGGAGGCAACAGGACTTACGCTATGATGATTACTGTTAAGGAGGGGGAAACCCACTCCGTCAATGATATCTGGAACTTTGACATTCATGTATTTGGTAGGGGACTAAACCACCCCAGCTTCAAACCGAAAGGTACTGCATACTATATGCAGACTGATCAGGTTCAGGGTTCTCTAGCACACAATACATTTGCGGCCGCACAGACTACCGATGATGTTAACTTTAAGGTGATGCCCAACCATAAGGTTTGCGTCATTGATTTTCTTGGTTTGAAAATGAATGACGAACGCATCTTTAAGGTGAAGAGTGGTTCGCAGGGTAATCTGTCCTATATGGACGGTGGTACTAACACTACCGCAGTAAACCCTGGCCGTCTTGGTCTACCTGTAATCAACTATGTGCATTTCCCTGCTGGAATGCAACAGACTCTCCATACACACCCGAGTCACCGTGTTGGTCTCATCCTTACGGGTCACGGTGAAGTAGAACTGGACAACCATAAAATCTTTCCTCTTGCGCCAGGCGATGTGTTCTTTATGGAGAGAAACACCCTTCACAATTTTATGTGTAATGATGGTGAAGACGTTACCCTTTTCGTGTTTGCGCCTGACTCTGGTACAGGCCCAACAGATGAAGTTAACCCATTGAAGGTACGTACCTATGTCGGACAACAGCGAGTATAACAGAAACAGACCAATCGGAAAACGCATTCTATTGGTCACAGGCCCACAGGGTTCTGGTAATCACCTATTCAGTAAAATCCTTGGTCTCAGCGAACATGTCTATGGTTGGGACTTTGGAGAGAAGTATTGGATTCCGAGTGATGAGGAACCCTTCGCAGAATGTTGGGTCAACCCTGAACTGACCGTTCCTACCCTAGAGAAGATCAAAGAGACCTACGTTGTCGCAAACGTCAGTGTCCCATTTGTCTTTGACGGAGAGAAAAGAATTCCTGCCATTCAGGAGTTCGTTGATGAAGCGAAGAGTGCGGGTCATAGAGTAACTGTTTGTATCGTCTCTCGTGACCGTAACATCAACTGTCTTCAACAGGAAAGGGTAAGGGATGAAATAACCCTACCCACTGCGATGGCATACTATCGTTGTCTGGACAACTGTGATTTTGCGTTTCTATCCCACGAAACTCTATACCTACATAAATGTATGTACTTAAAGTCTTTGGGAAATATTCTAGGATTTCCTATTGACTACGACAACCCAAGAGTGTATGATATCCTAGTAGAAGATCAAAATAACAAATATGTAAAATATGTTGAGGAGCACTGGTTAGATAATGAAGTCTGGAAAGGTCTTAGACCCAAGTCTGAAAGAAAATAGGTATATCCTATTCACAGGTGCGCCAGGCTCTCGTTGGTCTGGTGTCGCCAATATGATCTATCAAAGTTTAGACTTTGACATCTCAGATCAAACCGAAGAAAGAAGTTACCATCACAACTACAGTCAACTCCATTGTGGGGCTTACTTTGACCCTGGCATGGAGTATGATTTCAAACCAAGCGAATGGGACAAACCTTTCTCCGAAAAGGGAGAGGGGATTCGTCTCATTAAATCACACACCCTTTCACGTCAAATCGACAACTTTAAAAAATACCCAATCATCATGGTCTATCGAAACGACTATGAGTGTATTGAGTGGTGGAAGGAAGCTGGTGGTTTCTCTATAGACTACCCCGACTATTGGTGGTATCAGAACATGGACAACATGTTCGATCATATACAGAAACAAAACTCTGGTATCATGAGGTTCATATATAACAACAAGGATAAGGTAACTAAAGTCCGAGACTTATATGAGTTACTAGAACTATTTAATATATCAATTCTTGGAGTTAATAATGACACCTATGCGAAGAAGGACGTTGTTGTCTATGTCTATAAACCCACACTATGATTTCTTGAAGGACTACTTCACTAATACGTGGCCCAGTTCAAGAACTGCGGGTTTGGATCAGTACTATTGGACAGGATTTAGGTTAATCGATGAAATCAAAGAAAATGAGCGAGTCTTGGATGTGGGCTGCGGAGTTAATCCTTTTAAGCGGCATATTCACTGCCTTCACGGTATTGATATCACTGATATTGGAGCTGATGAAGTCTGTGCAATAGAGGACTATGAACTTGCAGAGATTTACGAAAAGAAGTATGATGTTGCGTTCTGTCTAGGTAGCATTAACTTTGGTGATATCGAACTTGTACGTACACAGGTGTATCGTGTGGCGGATTCACTGAAGGAAACAGGATCACGCATCTATTGGAGATGCAATCCAGGCCACAGAGATCATGGAAACAATAGGGTGGGTGAGATTCCGTTCTTCAATTGGAGAATACAGGATCACATCATGTTAGCAGAAGAAACGGGATTTGAAGTGACTGAGTTTATGCCCGACAGAAATAGGATGTATGTAAAATGGGAACGTTAAGAGAATTATTCGACAAGTATGAGTGCGACAAAGGCACCAAGAAACACAAGTACGACCGTTGTTACGAGCCATATATGGCAGACCGACGACACGATCAACTCAATATTCTTGAGATCGGTTGTTTTCGGGGTGAGAGTACTTGGGCGTGGCTCGAATATTTTCCTCATGCCACTATTTACACAATCGATATTTTTGAGAGACACACTCCGGATAAGATCGATGTCCTCAAGGAAGAACGTGTCAAGTGGTTGAAAGCGGACAGTATGAATGCCTCTCTTCCTATGAAAATGAGAAAGGAGTGGGGTGATGTTGAGTTCGATTTCATCATCGATGATGGTGCACACTGGCCTCAGGCAAACAGACTGACCTTCGAAAACTGTATGCAGTTTCTAAAGGAAGACGGTGCATACTTCATAGAAGACGTGTGGATGTTGGATAGAATGAAGAGTCATCCGTGGGTGGATGCAAGACCTCAACTCTACAGTATGCCCGAACATGTTAGATTCATGAATACGGTTGAACAGTTTGACGTTAAACACTATGACTACCGTACTACAACTGTTGCTGGTTCTGGTGCATATCCGGACGGTTACATTCTGAGAGTTAAGTATGGTGTCGAGTAAGTTGTTCATTCATATCCCTAAGAACGGGGGTATGACCATTCGTCGCAACGCAGAACTGCGTAAGATGATTATTCCTTGTACTCCCAATCACCACAAGAACAGGGAGTACACGAAAGGTCTGGAAGAAAAGATGATACAGACTGGCGACGATATGGGTTACGAACACGCACGGTGGAGAGATGTCAAACCAGAGATTCGTGATAACTATCGTGCCTTTGCGATTGTTCGCAACCCTTGGTCTCGTGTGGTATCCCGATACTTCTTTGCAAAGAAAGTTATTGAGGTGGAGAAAGACTCCAACGTCTACGGTCAGAAGAACTATGCAGACGTGTCTTCGTTTGAGGCCTTTCTGGAAGAACGTCACAAGTGGGGTGGCGAAGAGTACATGTGGCATCGTGCAGTCCGTGGTTGGTATCCGGCATACGATCATGTCTGTGATAAAGATGGTAAGGTAAGATGTGACATCCTTCGATTTGAAAACTACAATGAGGATGTCAAGGATTACTTTGGTGTATTGTTCAATCCAGAACCTCGCAATGTGACAAACCTACATAAAGGTACGTATCAAGATATGTACACCGACAAGACGATTCAAATCATTGCTGATTGGTATAAGAAGGACATTGATCACTGGGGATTTGATTTCGATACCGGAGCAACGAAGAATTACTGGATATGATATGGACGTTGTTGAAGCGATAGAAATGGCAAATAAAGTTGAGAGTCCCGAACCCACACAAGTAGATTTGGAAGGTAACCGTTATATCAAGGCGGTTATCATTTCACTTACTGGTGACGCAGCTGCGACACATGTTACTAGACGTTTGTTAAATTCAATTGAATATACTTGGTCTCGCATCAATCCTCTTATTCTTGATGCCTCTACACCTAATACTGCACAGAGAGGACTTGAGTCTATCACCTACTGTGACGTGACGAAAGCGCAATGGTCATGGCCTATCAATGAGTCTGACAATGGACTTGATTTGAGAACAGGACTCTACCGAAAAGCATATCGTGCGAATGATATCAAGAAGGTTATTGCATGTATGGTCTCGCACATGCGGGCGTGGCAATATTGCATCGACATAAACGAACCCATGATGGTTTTAGAACAAGACGCTTTGTTCATTCGTCCTTTTAAGTGGGAAGATGTCTCTACACCCCGACCCCTAATGTTAACAGATCAGTGGTGGGAGAGATGGAAAGATACTAAGGAGATGCAAGTACTCAATTGGGATGAAAAAACAAAGTGGGAGAATATGTCTAAGGTTGTTAAAGAACAACCAACAGGTTCTTTCACGGGCGGTATTCTAGGACTAAATTCTCCTATCGGTGCAACCCGTAAAGCATCGGTATATCACAATGCATTATTTGGTAAGTTTGGGTTCCATAAGGTTCCCTCTGTAGATCAGATCGGAGACGATCCTCTACCTCAAGGTATCGCAGGAAACTCTGCGTATATCATTAAACCGTGGGCTGCAAAGAAACTCTTGGACAAAGTTGCTGAGATTGGTATGTGGCCTAATGACGCACTTATGTGCAAACAGTTCTTCCCTTGGATGCAGACATGCTGGCCATATTACAGTGTGGTTCAGGGAACAACCTCATCGACGACAGGTTAATATGAAAGTATTGAATAACAGTGTTCTATTCACAGAACACAAAATGGATCAGACCACCGAGAGTGGTCTAGTTTTATCAACTAAACCTTCTGGTTCGAAACCCGCTGTGGTAATTGCGGTTGCAGAAGACGTTCCTTTGAAACCCGAACAGATCGTTTATCTGGACTGGTCAAAAGCACTACCCGTAGAACTTGACGGACTGCAGTGTGGTGTGGTAGAATATGAACACGTAAAACTCGTGGTAAGTGAATGAAAAACTATGTAATCACTATCATGGACAATGAAAAGTCTGTAGAAGCTGCGGAACGTTGTATTCGTTCTGGAGTTAGGAACAACACCTTCATTGAAAAATTCCATGCGGTAACTCCAAATGACGATCCTGAAAAGATTGCAGAACGAGAGGGTATCGATCCTCGTGGGTTCGAAGAGGTGTACTCACGTTACCTCAACTGTCTCTCTGCATTCCTATCTCACTATAGTTTGTGGAAGAAGTGTATCCGATTGAATACACCCATCACCATATTTGAACATGATGCCGTATTACTTGAACCCGTTCCTAACAAACCATTTGTGGGTTGTATGAATATCGGTGAACCTAGTTATGGTAAGTTCATTACACCCCAACACCTTGGAACAGGCCCACTGACTACTAAGAGGTACTTTCCAGGCGCTCATGCATATCAGGTAAATCCACGTGGCGCAGAGTCACTGATTAGACAGGCAAAGGTGTTTGCGAAACCGACAGACGTGTTTTTGTCTATGGACACTTTCTCTTGGTTGCAAGAACATTATCCATTCATTGCTAAGGCTGATGATAGTTTTACAACAATTCAGGTAGAACGTGGTTGCCTTGCGAAACACAATTATAATCAAGACTATGAGATTCTAAATGTTGGAAATTAACTCTCCTGAGAAGATTGCTGGTTCTCAAATCATTGATATGAAAGAACACGGTACACTTGGTTTTATTCATAATCCAAGGACGGGTGGGTCTTCCTTGAATGGTTGGCTTTATGATAACAAAAAACCAGAGTGGGATAGTTATAAGTTTAGACAACACCATGCCCGTGATAAGATGATGTCTTTACATATTAACGGTGAACCGTTTAAGATTGATAAGACGGTATGTATAGTTAGACACCCTTATATGAGATACCTAAGTTTTTGGCGGTACATAAATCGTGACAAAGCAAGGAAGGATCAAATATCTTTTAGGAAATTTTGGGAAGGGCCCGGCAACATTAATCAAATTCAAGCCTTCAGAAGACCCCAAACTATTTACTGGAAGGGGTGTGACATTATTCTTCGACATGAAGATTTGGTGAATGAAGTTGCGGTTAAGTTACAACCTATATTCCAGACTACCAATAGATTAGATGCCTATAGATATAATTATCAGGGAGTGGACACAAGCTTGGTTAATGCACACGAGTCCATCCCGAAGGAGTTTCTTGCCGAAATACGTGAGATTGATTCTGAAACTTTTAATGAATTTGGATACGGAGAATATGATTGATAAGTTATTCATCACTGGATGTGATGTAAACACAGAATGGCAACTCCCTTGGTTTTGGGACAACTTTCGTGAGACCAACAAGACCCCATTGAAGGTCATCGACTTTGGTATGTCCGATGAGATGCGTCAATGGGTTGACAAGGAGATTGGTGAGTCTATTCTACTACACACTCAGGCAGACGGATGGTTCAAGAAACCTTCTGCGATGTTACGTGCGTGTGAAGAAGCACACAAAGTCTGTTGGTTGGATACTGACTGTGAAGTTCTAGGAGACATCTCCGACATCTTTGACCTGACCGTACCTTTCAAGATTGGTATGGTGGAAGATAGACCGTGGACTCGCAGACGTGGCGATTACGGTACATGGTACAACTCTGGTGTTGTGGTTTGGGAAGGTAAACCCAATATCCTCCGTGCATGGGCAGAACAGTGTATTAGTGATCCTTGGCAGGGTGATCAGGAGACATTGTATGCAATGATGGGTGGTGATGAGATTATGAAGATGTCAATCATAGAACCATTGCCGCATAAATACAATACACTACGACTAGATTATTTGGACAATACTGCGGTCAAAGACCCGTTAATTGTTCACCACACTGGTCAAAAAGGTAAAGACGTTATAAGGGAGCAAATGAGTAATGTTTAGTAAAGTACTATTCGGCATTATCGTTGCGATGGGTGGAGTTGGATACATTTACTTCCAAACGACACAAGGACAGATCGCAGACCTTAATGCCCAACTACAGACGCAGGCAGGTGTTATCACTGCGTTCGAAACTCGACAGGCGGAACAAGTCCGTACTATCGAAGCATTGCAGAACAATCTGCAGAAGACGACAGAGGCACTCAACACCATGAGTACTCGTAATCAGGAGATTGAAGCAGAGGCACAACGTTACCTCGCAATCTTCGCTCGACACAATCTGTCGAAACTGGCGGCCGCAAAGCCTGGTCTAATCGAAACAAGAATTAACAAGGGGACAAGTGATGTTTTCAGAACGATTGAGCAAGATACTACTGATATCGACGCTATTGACGATAACTAGTGGTTGTACTTCTCTAGGTTTCTCTTGGGGTAAGAAAGAACCGCCTGCTCCCATTCCGGTAGAGATTCGAACCGTCGAAATACAGATTCCGATCACACACCCCACCATGCCCCGTGCGATTCAGTTGAGAGACCCTCAGTGGTATGTGGTATCAGATCAGAACGTTGACACCTTCCTTGAGGATATCAAGAAGAGACACGAAGGACAGTTGGTCTTCGTTGCAATGTCCGTTGGAGACTACGAGTTGATGGCATACAACATGCAGGAAATTCGTCGATACATAAACCAATTAAAAGAAGTTGTGGTGTACTACCGTACTATCAACACAAACGATGAGGAAGAAAAAGATGGACAGGAGACAGAGAGCGATCCAAGCGGTTCGTGATTTTGCCACTGGTAACATTGAGAAACATCGGTACAACGTAGATGTTTATCTCAACAACCCCGCAGGTATCGGAGAACATCCCGATGTGCTGGGTTCAATTCAAACTGAACTTCACAAGATGGCTGAGTATGACGACATCTTAGAAGTTCTTGACAAGTACTTCAAGGAGTAGTATAATGCCTAACCATAACAAGTATGATGTAGACATCATCAAAATAGTAGACGGAGATACCGTCGATGTGGATATCGATATGGGATTTGGTATCTGTCTCAAGGACGAACGTGTTCGTATCATGGGCATTGATACACCTGAGTCACGTACCCGTGACAGAGTAGAAGACCTGTTTGGTGAGGCTGCAAAGGCACGTCTCAAGGAACTGTTGAAGGGCGGTGCAAAACTGATCACCACTGAAGATAAACACGGTGAGGACATGAAGGGTAAGTTTGGACGTATCCTTGGTGACTTCGAAGTGTATGACGGAGAACTAGATAGATGGACTCCCGTCACTGATATCATGATTCGTGAAGGTCATTGTGTACCTTACTTTGGTGGATCGAAGGAAGAGATTCAGGCCAAACATATGGTCAACCGTGAGAAACTTCTCCGTGAAGGGATTGTGTCTCAAGAAGATTATGACGCTGCTGTTGAGAAAATGAAAGGGTAGATAATGAGAATTAATGTTTTGGGTAATGGTGACCATGCTTTTATGTTTAAGCGTGGTACGCCAGGCAAGTTGTTGATCTGTAATATGCCTCCTTTTGAGATTCCTCGTAAGGAAGTATTTGCGACTTGCATGGTCGATTTTAAGATGATGAAAGCCCTCGCTGAGGGTCATGTTAAACTTGACATGTATGATTGGGTGTTGGGTATGCGTCCCCGTCGATGGATGGAAATGCAACCCTCATTCTATCTAAAATATTCTCAAAACATTAAAGCATTTCATCAACACGTTCCTAAATACGCACAGTTGCCGGGACAGTCAGAAGGACAGGCTGCAACCAATTATAGTTGTGGTCACATGGCAGTAGACTATGCGTGCCGTGCACTGAAAGCAGATGAGGTTCACATCTATGGGTTCGACTCTATGTTTGAGTTGAACCTGAGAAGTTCTACAGACTTGATCCTAGAAAGTGATAGGGGTCACGCCAACACTTTTCGACTTGCGAATAACTGGCGCCCAGTCTTCACTATGATATTTAAAGAGTTTAAGAACACCAAGTTCTACCTCTATCATAGTCATAATAAGATTAGGATTGAGATTCCAGATAACGTAACTATTGTAACAGAGGTAAAGAAAAATGTGGCAGGACATTAAAGAAGAATGTGTGTGGTTTCTAAAAAAGACATGGGAAGATTTTAAACACGTTTGGAAGGCTCATCCCAACGTTCATATTTGGTGGACTATTGCGTTCTTGATTGCCCTATTTGTATAAATAAACATATAAATTTACTTTCAGGGTTCGCAGTCAATGCAAAAGTTTACATCGTTCCTTACCGAACAAAACTTCTTGTTAGAAGAAGCAGAAACACTTCTAGAAAAACTGATCACCTTTGGTGGCAAAGCATATCCCAAGTACGGTAACATCGTCCTTATGGCCGGTGGTGCAGGATCGGGTAAGGGTTTTGTTCTGGGGAATCTGGTTGGTTTAGAAGGTAAGGTTTTTGATGTGGATGAACTCAAGACTCTTGCATCTAAGACTCCCGCAATCAAGAGACGTGTCGCCAAAGAACTTGGTGTTGATCTGGAAGACCTTGCCAACAATCTCAAGAACACTGAGAATGTAGGCAAGCTCCATGACATCATGGGCGAGTATCTCAAGATCGACAAGCGTAAGGAACAGGCATTCTACCGTAGTGTCCTCACTGCACCCGAAGATCGTAAACCCAACATCATCTTTGACATGACTCTGAAGTCCCTAGACAAACTCGACAAGGTTGCACGTGATGCATCTATGTTGGGTTATGACAAGAAGAACATTCACATCGTCTGGGTGGTCAACGACATCGAAGTTGCACAGAAACAGAATGCTGCACGTTCACGTACCGTATCTTCAGATATTCTAATCAACACTCATCGTGGTGCCGCAAACACTATGGGCGACATCATCAACATGGGGTCACGTCTCAAGAAGTACATTGATGGAGACATCGTGTTCGCATTCAACAAAGTTGGTGTTGATGCAAACCTAGTCAAGTCGGGTAAGGGTGGTTCTTATGTCAAGGACGCAAACTACTTCTACGTAAAACGTGCGGGTAAAGCACCTACGTCCGTTGACAAGTTAGATAAAGAGATTCGTGCGAAGATCAAAGCCTACGTCCCGAAGAACGTAGACTGGGATTAAACTACAGTAACGCACCTTTCGATTGCTTGGAAGTGGGTAGGTCTACCTGTCACCACTTCCTGATCCCACTCTGCACGATTTGAGAATGCCTTCACAATCTGAGGGTTGATGTCTTTGATACTCTCTCTATCAGAGAATTTCAACTTATCTGCCTCACCGTAATAGATATCGACCAACTCACCACCAGCCTTTAATGCACCGCCCCATCTCGATTTGATTTGTTGAGATGTGAAAGTGGTATCGTCATATTTCTTAGGAACACCCAAGAATACAATCGCATCAAACGGTTCTTCTGGTTGAGTCAACGGGGTAGTAGACTCACTACCATGCTTGTATTGTTTGTTGGTCTCAATGGTTGGGATATCCCATTTCTCATACAGATAGTGCATTGCACCATTATGTTTCGACTCGGGTGGTTTAGTGATTGTCACATTGAACCCATATCCATAGACCTTTGCAAGGATAGGGAGGAACTGATAACTTACATTGAAATCCATCACTGCAGATACGTTTCTAGACTCATAGGGGATAGCATCAAGGATTCTGTCGCTTGCGGTGTCTAACATCCAGTTCATAGTTTCGCCCTGATTGTAGTGACCCACAAACAGAACGTTCTTATATCCACGTCCAGCGAGAATGTTAAGTAGTACAGGGCCACGTGTCATTACCGCCAACATGCCGTTCTGTGTCTCTGTCTTGTAGGTTAACAGAGGTTGCACTGTAGTCTTATAGTTCTTCAATCTACCGTTAAGTTCACCGTAAAGATCAGTCTTCACGGATTTATGAACAATCTTGGATTGATAGAGACCATCTTCATCTCTAGTGTAAACAATAAACTCTGAGTCGCTTTTATATAACATGGTTATCCCTTGTAGATGTTCTGAATGTGGTCTTCAAACTGTTCGATCTTCTCTAGTCTGTTAGGCCATAGTATATATTCCTTCTCTGGATTCTGTTTCAGGTTGTTCAGTAGGGGTTGAACCGCATTGAACAACTTGTCGAGTTTCTCCTGAGTAGAAATGACCGCAGTGGTATTCTGAGATACAGTCTGCTGTGCCTGTTGTACGACTTCCAGTTCATTCTCGTTTGCGAAGGTGAACCCAAAGTCAAATAGTTCGTCACTCATATTTATACCTGTTTTTAAAAAAATTTCACTTTTTTCTATTTATACGCTTGACAACCCCCACAGAAGCTGATACACTTACCTCTGTAAATTGATGAGAGGAAGTAAATTATGAAGTTATCAGTTATCCACCGTGCGTTTGAAGAGTCTTCACGTCTAGTTGCGTTCGTTGACGTTTCCGATGATATGCCTGTCATGGAGGCCCTTGAGTACGCCTACCATCGAACTCAGAACCTTGCGGGTTCTTGGTCTCGTGAATCAGAGTTTGAATTTGGTGGTGAGATTCACCAGAACCCCGACTTTTCTGAAGACGTGACTGTCATGGCTGATCTGCCCGTCAGTAAGCGTACTGGTCAAGTGATGGGTCTTCGTTCGACCTCTGTGGGTGACCACATTCTGTGCGGCCGCACCAAGTACGCCGTAGCAGATTTTGGATTCGATAAGATTAACCCGAATGAGTTCGACTCATTCACAACACAGGAGAAATATGCCACAAGTAACGCCTAGAACAACTGGATACAAAGGTCAGTACACCGAAGACTTCACCAAGATGTTGAATAGATTCAAGAGAGCCTGCAACAAAGCAGGTATCGTAGCGGAAGTTAAGAAGAGAAAGTACTACGTTAAACCTAACGAGACTAAGAATCAATTTAACAGTAAACTCAAGAGAAAAAAGAAACTTGCGAAATTCAAATCCCAGAACGAGGGTAGAAAAAAGGCAAGTTAGGAGTTATATTAATGTTTCATGGTTCTATGCGTCACTACGCCAGTGGTCGTAAGAAGAAGGTCAACTGTTGGACTAAAACCAAGTCTAGGGAGAGGGAGTTCGTACCCTATACCCCATCCGAACCCTTTCGGAGGGATACCCCCAATTACCCCTCTGTAGGGGTCACAGAGTACCGCCCTGAGGCGGACAAATCCTACATGGTAGAGGAATCCAAGAAGTTTACCGTTGCGCCTGCGTACAATAAGGGTGCGTATCAGGTTATTCCAAAAAGTGATATCAAACACATCGGTAAGTAGAAAATATTCTAAAAAAAGTCAAAAAAAGTGTTGCTTTCTTGTTTTAGTTATGAGATAATGTCTTTGTTGATTGGGGGTGAATAGATTATGAAATTTGAACGATTTGAACAGATCCACTACGGCTTTATGTTGAGAGACTTCTCTCTGAAAAGCATCGGTATTACCGAACAATACGCTCTTGAAGAGATTATCCGTTTGCGGGCTTGCTGTTGTGAGACTGACTACTACCGTCTGAGCCGTGTGGGTTCTACCTTTCAGTTGTCCCGCAAAGGACGTATGTTGATTTGGCGACTGCGTGAGAACGCAAAGAACCACGCCTCTATTGAAGATGAAATGCGAGAAGCAGGAGTACTGTAATGACTTTATCTTTTGATTGTGTTACCCAAAACTTTCCATCAACCATTGGTATGGCGGTAGGTTCTACCGTTATCGTGCGGGACGTTCCCGCTTCATCTAACCCCAACGGGGTGGCCACCCTAGAGGTCAAACGTCTGACCGAAGACTACTGCAATGTAGCGGAGGTGAAGTGATGTCGAAATACAATAAAGAGGCTGTGGATAAGTCCATCAAAAAAGACCCCCGAATCAAGGGTAAGGAGGCGAAGTTGATCCATGCCCTCCTGAAGGGTCGTAATCGATAAAACCTATCGATCCGGAGATAATGATCGAAAAAATCCATGAAAAAGGTGTTGACTTTGACCCCATTTCTTGAGATAATAGTACCCTAAGTTGATGAGAGAGGTGTTACCATGATGAATTTTGCGATTGAAGGTCAAGTCAAGAACAAAGCGGTTGTTTATTTCTTTGTCGAAAACCTTATCCGTGAGTTGGGTATGGCCCGTCTCCGTAAACCCGCTATTGTTATCAAGTTTGTCAACAAGTGTGATGCGTTCGGTCTCTGCGATGGTCAGAAGGGTGAGTACGCTGAGATTCACATTGCCAAGAAGTGTCCCGCCACTGGTCGGAAACTCGGTTTCATTGAGATGATGCAGACTCTCGCTCACGAGATGGTTCACGCTCGCCAGTTCCTTCGTGGTCAGTTGAACAACGAAAGCGGTTGGGCTTGGAAGGGTCGCCGTGCGGACAACTTCGAATATGAAAACCAACCTTGGGAGAAGGAAGCGTATCGTCTTGAGAAGACTCTCTTCATGGACTGCTTCCCCCACTTTGCTGAGTTCAATAACTAGGAGTGAATAATGGAATTCAAAAGTTTTCTGCGAGAGAAGTATTATGAGTATCGTGAAGAGGTTGTCCTGTACAAGGAAACTGTCATGACGTTTGATGAGTATGTGGGGAAGTACTCCCACTGGTTGAAGGATATGTATTATGCCGAAGAAGACAAGAAACCAGAATCCGGTAGCGAAGTTTAGTCGCAAGTTTAACAAGGCGGTCACGATGACTGACCGTAAAAAGGAGTCCAAGAAGACAGGAGTCTTGGGCCGTAACAAGTGCATAGACGAAAATTTCTATGACAGTGATGGAGGTTTTAAAAATGACTACTAAAACTTATATTGAGATTGATGCGGCTCCTTGGATCACCCAAGATGGTTTCGTTGAAGTTGGTGTATACCTTGGTGACGCTTGCGAACCTTCTTATATTGAAAAGAAGTCTATTAAAGAGTTGATCGATCAAGAACTCAATAGTTATACTGTTCCTGGCTCAGACCAGATCGTTCCAATTCACTTCAAAGATGTTGAGGAACTTCTGAAGAATCTGAAGAGTGCATACAAGTATGCGAAGAAACTTGCGAAGGAAATGGGGGTTGAGTGATGAAGAATCGTTATGGTGATGAGTATCACTACGAGAAAATCGGTGACAACGAATACAAGTTCGTCATGGAAGGCGACTCCATGAAGTATTGTCGGGTTGGTGGCAAACACCTTCAGGAAGGCATTGACCATGATGATCTTGGTATGTTTGATGCGAGCGGTGGCCCGTATATTGCGGTTGGTTCCAAGGTTTACTACGATGAGATTCTTGGTGGTCAGAAGGGTGATGAACCTTTGATTGTGAAACGCATCCGTAGTACCGATGAAGGTATCATCGTAGAGGTTGAGTGATGAATATATTTGGTATTGAGTATGACGATAAACGGGGATTCAAGTTCCCGTGTGCAATTGACTCTGCACGTTCGCAATGCGATAAACATGTGGTGAAGATGCCCCTTGAGTCAGCTCAGATGTTGTGTACTGTTCATCGTGTTCTTGATGGTGGTAACGAAGACCTCTACAAGATTGCACACCCCAAACACCCTTCGACTCTGTGGACTATGGAGTCAGATTCGAACTACCAATGGCACTACCGTCACTGGATGGAACTCTGTAAGGAGTACACCTATCGTTACGGTAAGGTACACAAGTCTTGGGAGAAGTTCGGTAATCGTCTCTCACGTTTGCCTGCGAACATCCCCAAAGGAGGGTTCACCCCATTCAAACTCGCATTCAAGACTCATCCTGAGTGTATAGTTGAAGGCGATCCGGTTGCGTCCTACCGGAACTTCTACCAGACTAAACAGTCTCGTTTTGATATGAAGTGGACGAAACGAAAAATTCCAAATTGGTTCTTGACAGAAGAGGTAGTATAAGTATATAATGGACGCACTTAAAAAAGCAGAGAGGTACGCAATGATTCGACGAGCTGCATTGAAGATTCAGCAACGTCAACAGAGCCAACGTCGAGCACATACTCTTGTGAAGAAGTATGAGAAGGCGCTGGATAAACTAGATGATCAATCTAGTATGCACTGGTCGGATACTGACCGTTATCTTGATTCACATTATGGTGATCGTGTAAAAGGAGAAAAAAATGATGGCTATTGATCTAAGTCGTGACGACATGTTAGGTATGCTCCGTGAAGGAGCTGTCAAACTGTCGTTTGAGAAAGTAAAGGATGGTGCGATTCGTGAGATGTCCGCTACCCTAGTTCAGGATTCTATTCCTGTTGATAAGATGCCGAAAGGCGGTACGGTTGATCAGACTGTGGGTGGCGAGTCTACCCTGCGTGTCTTTGATACTGACATTCAGGAGTGGCGTTCGTTTCGCATAGATAAGGTTTTAACCTTTAACAAGGCGTAACAATGACTAAAGGACAGAAAGCTGCAGAGACCCGTAAACTCAAACAACAGAAGATGTTGGATAAGTTGGGTTTCGAACGCAAGAAGGTAAAACGAAAGCGTAAACCCATGACCGAAGAACAACGCAAGGCTGCTGCAGAGCGTCTTGCGAAGGCACGTGAAGCACGTGGTCATACGGGTGCGCTTTCTGTCCATCATTCGATTCGTGATCTACCCGAAGACCATTACCTTCATTGGACTAAGGTCAAAGAGTGGATCAAAGATAATGAGATGAAACTTCGTGGTATGAAGACTATGAAGGACTCTTCTAATTGGAAGGAGAGGGCCGATTATCAGAGTCTTGAAGTTTACATCAAGAATATGAAGTCGTACTTATCTTCAGGCAACTGGTCTGATTTTAGATATGGTGCGAATGGCGAACAAAGAGTTCAACGTGTCTGTATTGCAATGGCATACTATCCGGACGGTACACCGAAGAGAGACTTCGGTACGTTCTATCCGGACATTGGTCAAGTATGGACACAGGAACTTCAGGAGAGGTGGTATGGAAAAGAGTGGAGTCCAGATCGAAGAGAACGAACAGAACTTCCTGACGAAGAAGAGCTTTTCGAAGATGGTCGAGGAGACGGTGATACGGACGAAGATGAACTATATCGATACGATAGTCCATCTGTGTGAAGAGAACGGTATTGAGATCGAAGACATTAAGAAGTATCTCAATGACCCTATTAAGTCGAAACTAGAAGCGGAAGCGACTGGTCTCAACTTTATCAAAAACAATACAGGAACTTTGGATGTTTAAATTCAAACCCTCAGTTAAACGAGTACTCACAGACGAACAGGTGCAAGACTTGCGGGAGTTAGAAGCTCCTTGGTTGACTTCGCACCTGACAAAGGGTTCTTGTGAATATGGTTACCTTGATCGATTGAATAATGGTAACCACGAGGAATATACTGCGGACTACCGTGGTGAAAAGATTCGTCATAGTATGAACAAGGTGATTACTACTGACATGATTGATGATATCAACTTTGAGTTCGAATGTGCATGGGCTGATGCGGGACTCAAGGTTATCGATACCAACTACCTACGGTACGTCGAGGGCGACTACCTGAGACGACATATCGATACCTATGATGAACATGAGGTTCACGGTACGATGGCGCACACGGTGCGTAAGGTGACTGCCATCACTATGATTGACAAGTCCCCTGATCTGGTTGGTGGTATCCTGATTGCATTCAATGAGGGTATTCCCTACGAGATGGATTTGGAGATTGGTGAGACAGCATTCTTTCCTGCGACGAATGTGCATGAGTGTACCCTTATTGAACGTGGATACAGGGAAGTTCTTGTGTCATGGTTGGCGTAAAGGTACTATCGAAGGAATCTATTGAAGACCTTCTATCATCCATAGATTCGTTTGCGAAAGAAGAAGCCCTCATTTATACGGATACTAAGAGTAAACAAAAGGATCTTAGTATGAGGAAAACTACTAGAATAGTTGCACATTACAATATGTACCCTGAGACATGTCGAGAGGTTGAAGATCATGTGAATGATGGATCAAGGGTTTCCCAATTCGATATTTTGATATATACTCTCGGTGGAAAGTTTACAAAACACCTAGATGAGTCTAGAAACATACCCAAATCTAGACAAAGAAAATGGTCTACGATCACGTTGTTGGATAAGTCCGATAATTTGATTGGAGGCGATCTAGTCGTCTTTGATGGTAAAGACGATCAAGTTGGTAGAGTGATTGATTTGAAAGTCGGAGAGACTGTCGTTTTCGATTCAAGAACTGTATACCATGAGATAACCGAAGTAACTCAAGGAAAAAGAACCTCCTTGGTAGTTTGGTTAAAAGATGCTTGACACGGCATATAAATAGTGTTACTATATGATGGTAATGTGGATAAACATTAATACAAAGTTATACAAATACATACGGAGAAATATATGAGCTTTGCTGATCTTAAGTCCAAGTCCTTGGACGTTTCTAAACTGGTATCTGCCGCCCAAGAAATGAACGGTGGTGGTACTGAGAAAAAATCCTACGGTGATGACCGTTTCTGGAAACCTACTGTCGATGAGAGCGGTAACGGTTATGCTGTTATTCGTTTCCTTCCTGCGGGTGCGGGTTCGGAACTCCCTTGGGTTCGTTACTGGGATCACTTCTTCAAAGGCCCTGCTGGTCAGTGGTACATTGAGAAGTCTTTGACCACGATTGGTCAGAACGATCCGGTGTCTGAGTTGAACTCTCGACTCTGGAACTCTGGTATCGAAGACGACAAAGAAGTTGCACGTAAACAGAAGCGCCGTCTTCACTACGTGTCGAACGTTCTTGTTGTGAGCGATCCTTCTAACCCTGCGAATAACGGAAAAGTATTCCTCTATGATTTTGGTAAGAAGATTTTTGACAAGATCATGGACAAGATGCAACCGGAGTTTCCTGGCGAAGAACCAGTAAATCCGTTTGACTTCTGGAATGGTGCGGACTTCCAGCTCAAGATTCGTAACGTTGCGGGTTACCGTAACTACGACAAGTCTGAGTTCAAAGCACCTTCTGCTTTGTTCGAAGCGGACGAAGTGAAACTAGAGGCAACCTACAACCAGATGCATGATCTGGCTGAGTTCACTGATCCTAAGACCTACAAGTCTTACGATGAACTCAAGGCACGTCTGTCTCTAGTGTTGGGTGAAGCAACTGGTGCGGGTGCTGTCGCTGCGACTGCAAACGTTTCTCAGTCTGCAGAATCTAACGTTGGTCGATCTGCGCCTGAACCTGAAATCGTGAGTGCACCTGCACCTGCGGTTGGTGCGGAAGAGGATGAGGATGATACCTTGTCTTACTTCGCTAAGATGGCACAAGAAGACTAAATGATAAGGGGGACACTAAGTCCCCCTTTTTTATACTCCCCAAGACCTATCTAACGGGTCGCCTGAAGTTCCTGTAATACCAACCGAAGAGTTATTGTTGACGTTCGTGTTGTTTACCGTAGACTGAGATACGTTACTCTGCATTGCAATCACAGAAGCTTTCTGTTGTTGTTGTGCGTTTTCGGTTTGTTCCTGATCCATTTGTAACCGAACACCTTCACGTTGAGGTACTGGGGGTCTCTCAACACGTACATTATCGGTCTCTGTGGCCGCACCCACAACAGGTGATCTGGTTTCAACCGGAATCTCAATTCTAGTTGCTCTCTGTGCCGATTCGGTATCTTTTTTCAACTGTTCTTCGTCTAGTGTTGGTTTGACAGCAACAGTAGTATCCGGCACTTCGACTTCCGGAGTTCTCACCGGAAGTTCCTCAAGAACCCCTCCTGTCTCAGGATTGATACCCGCATACTCGTAAACGGATTTTGGTATTGATCTCTGAACAAGTCCGATAGGATCATACCACTTACGGTCTTTCGATGGGTCTGGTAGGATGTTACGTAGGATTTCTTTGAACACGTCACTGATACTGTAGTCACCAGATACGAGACCACCAATTAAGTCTGCCCCTTTCGTGAAAATCCCAATGTAAAAGTCAATTGCATCGGTGAACAGTTTGATCACACCACTAATAACTTCTTTAAGCTTCCCTGCAATATCAAAACCCTCAACATCTTCGGCTGCATTCTCAAATCCTAGTTTGCTAAGAATCCATGCGACACCTTTCTGTAACAGTTCATAAGGTGCAGCGATTATTTTTGATATGAAACCAACAGGGTCTCCCATAACATTGGTTATGAATTCTCCAACGGTCTCACTGATAGATGTGAACTTATCACTTATCCATGCTATTGCCTTTTTGGGCAGTTGGAATACACTATCTACAATTTTGTTGAAGGATTCTGTAAAACTAAAATTCTTTACTGCATCTACCGTTGCGGGGTCAACACCGAACTT